CTCTCTTATCCAGATCTATCTGGCTCCACTTCGCCTCCCTTGCGGTTTGTGAGCGTGTAGCTGTTAGAACTGCGAAAAAAGCACACCTTCTAGCGTTTGAGTCTTTAAAGTGTTCATGCAACTCTTTCATAAAAAGAGGTAAATCCTGCACAGAAATTGCTCCTCTGTTAGTGGGTGCATAACGCTCGGTAGGTAATAAGTATTTCAGCGCGCCCGTCCTATCTGCAGGATTGTCGTGAGAATATAGGCTTTTTGCCTTGGCCCAATCAAAAATCCTTTTCGTTAGCTGGATTACTCTCTGCACGGTTTCCGGCTTATCCCAACAGCGAACAGCAATTCTAGCCACGTCCTCGCAAGTGATCTCTTTAAATTTCAAATCCCCAAGAACCGGAAGGACGTGATTTTTCATTCTTGACAAATAAACTCTATGGGCCTTATCTAACTCTTGCCAATTACCGACCTCCAGATTCCATGCCTCATATTGTGAGGCGACATCAGAAAATGAAAGATTAATCTCTGGCGGAGTCTTATCTTCTTTTTTCTTCTCGAGGCAGGCAATAAATTCGGAATCGGATAAAAGATTTAACCTTGCTGCCTCTTTTCTTGCTTGAATGAGCGAAACCTTTCTTAGACCGCCTATTCCTAGGTCATACCGTTTTCCTTTTAAGTATCTACGGAAGACCCATGACGAATATTTACCGCGCTTTCTTAGAAACAAGCCATCTGATTTTTGATCAAAATACAAACCATCCTCTTGAAGGGATTCCAGATAAGTCTGGGAAATTCGCTCAGGTAATTTTGTTACGCGACAGCATAAAATGACCACCTAACGACAATATTTTGGACCCACCGATACCCTCTTCGAACGGGGAAAGGATCCAAAGTATGTCAATTAAAGTAGAACGCAAGACCTCTAATGATTTATTCGAAAGAGGTCCAAAGAAAGTGCTAGATGAGAGCACAAGAGCCGTGATTAAGCGGCTCTATGAGAAAGAAGGTAAAGGAATCCGGGAATTAGCCCGCGATTTCTCAGTTTCCAGAAACACAATCAAGCGGTGTCTGAACGACGCTTACGCCAAGAACCGCAAGAAGTCCCCGAACCAAATGTTTCTGCAGCAGCATTACGAGCAAATTAAGCGGATGTATTACGAGCACGAAGGGTTTTGTATCCCGCTCCAAAGAACAATCAAGGAGCGTTTTAGTCTTGATATTGGTTTGAGGATGTTGGAACGATTTTGTCAGCCGTTTAGAAAAGCTCTTAAGAGCGAGGCGGCAGAAAGGGATAGAGCAATCAGATTTGAGACACAACCGGGGGACCAACTGCAAATCGATTATGGCGAGAAGGCTTTGATGCTGGGCGGTAAGCGTACCCGTATTTATTTCTTTGTTTCCAAACTTGGCTACTCGAGAAGAATATTTGCAAAGGCTTACCTGAATAAAAAGGAGGCTTCATGGCTGGACGGAATCGAGTCTGCGTTTTATTACTTTGGCGGCCTGCCGATCACTCTGGTATCAGACAATGACAGCAGCTTGTTGAAAATTGACCATAAAGAACACACTGCAACGTTAAATCAAGGGTATCAGCACTTTGTTGATTACTACGGACTCCATGCAGTTAGGACGCGTATTCGTCACCCAAGATCCAAAGGCAAGGTAGAAAGCGGCGTTAAGTACGTAAAAAACAATGCGCTTCCCGGTAAGACTTTTAACTCCATAAAGGAACTTAACGTCTGGCTCGAATACTGGTGCCGAGCAATTTCAGACGAAAGGAAATTAGACGGCTTCACGAGTGAATTAAACACTCCGAAATTACGATTCTTGGTCGAGCAGTCGCAGTTACGTCCTATACAGCTACCAAGAATAGCCGGGGTGCGCTTCGAACATCGAAAGGTCTCCGCCGATGGGCTCGTCCGCGTTGATGGACAGCCGTACGCGCTGGACATGAGCTTCGCTTCGAAGGAGGTCCAAGTCCAAATTAGCGATAAGAGCATAACAATCACAGCGCCTGGGCTTCCGGCTCAAACGCGGGATCGAGCAGAACAAGTATACAAGCCGATTGAGCAAAAGGTCAGCGACACTGCTGAGGAGATCAGGAGGGCTCGGCTCCTCCAGCTCCAGCAAGTTAATAAGGACTACCACGTCAATCCTTTGCAGCGGCCCTTATCTGCCTACGACTCGGCCATTGGATACACAACTACGAAGGTGCAGCAATGACGGAATCTATGAGAGAAACCGATAAAAAATTAAAGGTTATGGCAGAAAGACTTCGCCTGTGCATGCTTCGCGACAACATGTCAGAGTTAATGAATATGGCAACAGAGCAACGGCTTACTGCCCGCGAGTTGCTGATGTTTTTATTTAGCAAAGAAATTGAACAGCGCGAATTGAATCGCATAAGACTTAGCACAATGGGCGCTCATTTCCCAAGGTTGTGTTCCCTCGAGAGCTTTGATATTAACGCTCAACCGGCCTTAGAGCCAGGTATCTTAAGAGAACTAAGCAAGATGGAGTGGCTGGAAACGGCAGAAAATGTCATCTTTGTAGGTCCTCCGGGTGTTGGCAAAACTCATTTAGCAATCGGGCTAGGAAGAAAGGCCATCGAGCTAGGGTACTCAGTGCGCTTCTTCTCTGCGACCAACCTAATTGCAGTCTTGAGGAAAGCAAAGCAAGACGGGACTCTCGTCCATAAAATCAACCAGCTTCAGAAATTTAAACTTCTGATCATCGATGAGTTAGGCTACCTTCCGTTTGATGCTGAGAGCGCGGCTCTACTCTTCCAGCTCATTAGTAAGAGATATGAGAGCCGAAGCACTATTGTGACTAGCAATCGTCCTCCAAGCGAATGGGGCCTCGTCTTTGGCGACCCGACGGCAGCTACTGCAATCCTAGATCGCCTTCTTCATCACTGTACTCCGGTCGTGATACAAGGAGACAGCTACAGATTAAGGGAGGGCATTAAGCTTCAAAAGAGCCCATAGAGAGGGGCGCCGAAGGCGCCTCGCGCGTGGGAATTCCCTTCTCCGGTTCCCTCCGAAGGAAATTTCCACGCGCGAAAAGAAAGAGAAATCAACAATTATTTAATTTAACCCCTGGGTCCGAATTCTTGTCGTTTGTGGGGTACCTGAATTTGTCGTTTGACACCAATCTACACACTCACCGAGGGAGATGCCTACCAAGGAGGCTAGAATTTCTGC